ATTATTTTAAAATTGCAAAACGAAAATAGACGCATAAAGCGTGAAAATTGGAATTTGAAGAAGACGAAAGGAAGAAGAAAATGAATAATAATCAATTATCAACGCAGACAAAACGTGACATCACTACTGACCCCAGTTCATTGACTGGGGCAGACATCAAAAAGTATTTTGATCCACAAAACCTATTGACTGACAAACAAGTAGGTCAGGCGCTAGCCTTATGTAAAGGTCGCAATCTTAACCCGTTTGCTAACGAGGTCTACATTGTAGCTTATAAAAACCGTAATGGGGACACAGAGTTCAGTTTAATTGTCTCTAAAGAGGCGTTCTTAAAGCGTGCCGCTCAATGTAAAGACTATGAGGGCTTTGAGGCTGGAGTAGTGGCTGTAGATAGCGAGGGTGTTATGCACGAACGCAAGGGGGCAATCATGCTACCAGGAGATACACTGATAGGTGGATGGGCCAGAGTGTACCGCAAGAATTTCAAGGTACCTGTGGAAATCTTTGTTAGTCGTGAGGAATATGACAAGAAACAAAGTACCTGGAACTCTATGCCAGCTACAATGATTAGAAAAACAGCCCTAGTAAATGCTCTCAGAGAGGCTTTCCCTGAGGATTTAGGAAATATGTACACAGAGGATGACGGAGGCGAAACATTTGACCGTATCAAAGATGTCACACCTCAAGAAAGCCGTGAGGATGTCGTAGCACGCAAGATGGCTCAAATTGAGCAATTTAACAAAGAGCAAGAGGCAAATCATGTAGGTTCTGAGCCTATTCAAAATGAGGAGCCAATCCAAGGAGAGTTGCTAGATGGTGAACTTGAATACTAGGAGGACAACATGCAAGAATTACAGGTTATTGATGATAAGAAAATCAATAAAATTTATGAAATGATTACAACGGATGAGCTTACTAGAGAGTCTTTTGAAAAAGACCTCATAGAGGCTACTGAAAAGTACAAGGACTATATTCCTACAGCTAGTACTCTCAAAGATGACAAGGCAAAGCGAACTGAATTTAATAAGCTAATTGAGTCTAAAAATCGTATCCGTATCGATACTAAAAACTTGCTATCAGAGACGGCTAACACATGGGATAGTTATGCAAAGTCAATTATTGAACCATTTGCAACCGTAGTTAGTGAATTTGATAAAGGTATCAAGGAAATCGAAGAACATCAAAGACAACTAAAAATAGACACGGTTAAGAGTTACATAGCCAACAAATCAGCTGAGTACATGCTAGATCCTCGTCTCTTTGATGAAAAGGCCCTTGAGTATGTCAAGGCTGGCGATTTCATGGCAGACGGCGTGACGCTTAAAAAAGCCACTATGAAGTCACTTGATGACATGGTCACATTTGAGTTTCAGAAACAGCAAGAATTTGAAAAGGCTAAGTCAGCTATTTCAGGGTTATGTGCTGAGTATGGCATGACTGACTCACCTTACATCCGACAGCTGAAAGACTTGACGCTTGCTGAGGTCTTTGAACAAATCAAAGCTGACTATGAATTTGAAAAGCAAAAGGAAGAACTCGGACAGGCTCAAGAACGAGTAGAGCGAGAAAGTCAGGAACTTTTAAAAGCTCAACAAACTAAACAGCAGGAACAAGCTCCAAAGTCAACGGAAACCCCAAATTTTGACCCGGAGACAGGTGAAATCTTGAACGGTGGGCAAATCCCCCGAAATGAGCCTAACGCTCTTAGAGGGGCTGAAAACAACCTAAAACGATATACCCAAAAAATGACTTTAGAGGTGTATTTTGTAGACACAGCCGAAAAAGACCGTTTCAAGGCTGGTCTAAGTCAACTCGGATTTGATTTTAAAAAGAACTATCAAGTCAGTGGTTATCAACGTATTGAGCCATTGACTCAGGCTGAACTCAATGAGCAATGTGGGTGGTAAGTATGAGTAAACAAGTAAAAGATATACTAGAAACTCATGACACAGGCTGCCCACATGGTATTACATTCGCTATACATCAAAACAAAGAGGAATGTATTGCGTTATTTGGCAGGTCTGGATGGCCTGGTCTCAAACCTCGATTTATTCATTGGAATGAAAGTGTTGAAAACAAAACAACATACAAAACTGAGGAATCCTTACTTAATGCCTATGTTTGTGATGTTAAAAAAACATCGGAAGATTTTATTGTCATTCAATTATTGCCCTTTTAAGAGGGGGAAATAATCAAAACCCAACTGTTTCCAAAATGGAAACAACTCAAAAAACCAACAAGCCGGGCATTCTTGTAAAACTGCGAACTAGAAAGCGTCAGTAAAGGTCATGTGATCTTGGACGAGCGACTGCCCGTATTTAGCCAATTCTCACAAAGGCAGTCGCATTTTTTTAGAAAGTAACAAAATGAAATTTTTAGATTTATTCGCAGGAATCGGCGGCTTTCGTCTAGGAATGGAAAGCGCAGGTCATGAATGTATAGGATTTTGTGAGATAGACAAATTCGCTAGAGCTAGTTATAAAGCTATACACAACACGAAAGGAGAAATAGAGCTACATGACATCACAGCAGTATCAGATGAATCTATTCGAGGACTCGGAAGTGTGGACATTATCTGTGGAGGATTTCCGTGCCAAGCTTTCAGCATTGCGGGACACAGACGAGGTTTTGAAGATATACGAGGAACTTTGTTCTTTGAAATTGCTAGGTTCGCATCTATTCTCAGACCTAAATATCTATTCCTTGAGAACGTCAGAGGACTCCTCAACCATGACGGAGGTGCTACATTTGAAACCATCATCCGAACATTGGACGAATTGGGGTATGATGTGGAATGGCAAGTGCTTAATAGCAAGAATTTTGGAGTCCCCCAAAATCGGGAGCGTGTGTTCATTATCGGACATCTTAGAGGAGGAAGTGGACGAAAAATATTTCCTCTCAGCGGAGATGGTGCAGCGATTGCTTGTGAACAACCAAAGATAAACAAGGTTGGAAATGTTAGAAAAAAAGGGAAATCGCAAAGTGGTGACGTCGTCTCAATTGACTCATTAGCTCCTACCCTCTGTAGCACTACGACACAAAAAGATCCGTTAAAAATTTTAATCGAAAATGAAATAAAGCAGTTCGGAGTTATCCAACCAAACTTTAATCAAAGTGGTGTTGTTTATGATACTGATGGTATATCACCAACTATCCGAGCCTATCAAGGTGGAGGCCTTGAACCTAAAATCAGAGTGAAAGAAGCAACATCTAAAGGTTATGCAGAGGCAGAGGTTGGGGATAATGTGAACTTATCACACTCAAACTCTAAAACAAGACGAGGACGAGTTGGGAAGCAAGTAGCTAATACCCTCTTGACTGGAGAAAGTCAAGGAGTAATTGAGCCTGATTTTAGAATTAGAAAACTAACACCTCGTGAATGCTGGAGATTGCAAGGATTTCCAGATTGGGCTTTTGATAAGGCGCAAGAGGTCAACTCAAACAGTCAACTATACAAACAAGCAGGCAATAGCGTGACAGTCAAAGTTATTGCTGCAATAGCAAAGGAGCTACAATGAAAAATCTGACATTATCGTTGGACATTTCAACTACTGCGACAGGCTGGGCCGTATTTCACGGTTCTGACCTTGTCCAGAGTGGTGTCTTAAAACATAAAAGTAAGTCGTTCTTTGAACGTGGGCGGTTCATGGCTAGCGAATTGCGAGCCATTCAATCGAGAGCGCTCCAGAAATACGACTGCCATTTTGGATCAATTGTGGTCGAGAAGAACTCGGTCATGGGGCCAAATCAGCAGTCTATGATCAGTATTGGAATTGTGACAGGTATTATCCTTGGCCGACTGATTGCTGACAATGTGTACTTTGTGAACGTGTCGACCTGGCGCAAGCACTGGAAGTTCAGCTACAAAGACCGAAGCAAGAAATCAATGAAGCTGCAGGCTATTGCTAAAGTGTCCGATGAATTCGACCTGAACGTCAAAGACGATGAGGCTGACGCTATCCTGATTGGTTCATATTTTGTAAACCATGGCCAAGAATTTGGAAATCTGGAAAGCCACAAGGTGAGTTGAGGAGTTAGAAGATGAATAAGCAGGAATTGATTGAGAGAATTAAAAAATTAGATGAACCATACTTAAAAGCGGAATTTGTTTTAGAATTGGTCAAACAACTGGACGAACCCAAACCAGTCAAAGTTCCGCAGTGTGTGGCGGATTGGATTAGTTTTGTAAAAACAAATGGTCTTAAATTCAAAAACACTTATGGTTTTTATGAAGAGATAGCACCTAGTGATGATGTGTATCGTGTCATGTACTACATTTTTAAAGAAAGCATTGCAGATAAAGGAATAAGAAAATGGGTAGCCGATAACATAGACACTTTCGCTCGTGCTTGGCTTGACGGCTACGAGGTCGAGAAAGAGAAGCGGTATTTGGTGAAGATTAGAGCGACAAAACACTACATTGCTAAAGATGGAACTGGGAAAATATTTTTTTCTTTAGCATACAAAGAACGTTTTACAAAAAAAGAACTAGAAGAAGCTGGGTTCGGCTGGGTGTTTGATTGTGAAGGGATCGAGATTGAGGAGGTTGAAGAATGACAGTAGAACAATTCCTTCAATCGTTATCCTACCTTATGTGGACTTCATATTGGTCAGTAATTTTTTTTAAGTTCTTTAAAAATAATAAAAATAATAAAGATTGAGGAGATTGAGTGATGAAACGATTCATAGCTATCTGGATATTATTGTCTGCTGGATTGAATATCTGGCAGATGGACAGGATTCGAGATCTGGAAGAGAAGAAGCCGATGGTTGTCTACAAGGAAGATAATGCAGGCGCAGAGATATTCGGTAAGGTCGTCGAGAAAGGACGGCACGGGAAGCTATACACAGTAACTATCAGAGATTATGGAATTTTCGTAGTTACTAAAGACCAGTGGGATAAGGTCAGAGTTGGGGATGAGGTGATGTTATGAACACACTAGACAAAGTCAAACAATGGTTTATTGACCGTGATTTAGAAAACGGTGGACGGCTGGACAAGCAGTCATTAAAACTTAGTGAAGAATTCGGAGAGTTATGCGCAGGCTATCTCAAGAAGAATGAGCAACTGACCAAGGATAGCATCGGTGATTGTGCAGTTGTGATTGTAGGGTTGGCCTTGTTGATTAAAGAGGATGTGCATAAGATTTTTGAGGGATTAAATCCCGTTGAAGAAGTAGATGTAATGAAATGTTTTAAAGGCTTAAATTTAAACATTTGTGCAATTCTATCGTATAGCGATAGAAGATACAATGGAATATTTCGTTATGATTTAGTATTCGCGGTTGAATATCTAAAATCAATCAGCAATATTCTCGGTTATGATTTTGAAGAAGGTTTCGAACTGGCTTACAAAGAAATCAAAGACCGCAAGGGTCGTTGGATTGACGGCTCGTTTGTGAAAGAGGAGGATTTGGGATGATACCAAGATTTAGAGCGTGGTTGAAGAAAGAACAGAAAATGGATAATGAAATCGACCATATCAGTTGGCTTGAGGATGAGTTATATTGTATTGGAGATGGAATTACTTATATGGTTTCAGCGGAAGATTTAGTGCTCATGCAATCAACAGGACTCAGAGACAAGAACGGCAAAGAGGTATTTGTCGGAGATATTATCAAATGCACAAGAGGATGCCTTCACGAAGTCTATATAGAAAAAGAATATGGCGGTACGTATTTTGGAGGAATGCCAGCTGTATACCTAAAAGACTTGAGAGAAGGATATGCGTGGACTGAGCATGAAGAAATCATCGGCAACATCTATGAAAATCCAGAACTTTTGGAGGATGAATAATGAACTACGAACAAAGATTGACTGATAAACGAAGACAAAGATTCGCATTTATGTTAAGGCAAAAACGAAAAGACAATAAGATTACTTTGAAAGAATTAGGAAATAAGCTAGGCTATTCAACTGCAACAATCTCAAATTGGGAGAATTTAAAAGTCGTACCTGATATGTACAATGTTGAAGACGTAGCGACTTATTTCAATCTGCCGATAAATGTCCTTGTCGGGGAAAAATAAAAAAGCCAAGGCACTCTCTGCCTCAGCTATAATCTCAATAATATTATTATATCACAAAGGAGATAGAGAGTGAACAAGGCTAAAGAGCTATTGAAAGAATTACAAGACCTTGACATGGACATCCAAAGCCGTATAGATGAAATCAATGAGCTTGAGGCAGGTTTGCTCTCAAGTCCTAAGTGGTCAGGTGTCAAAGTCCAAGGTGGACAGACTAGAAAAGTTGACGATGTCTATACTCAGTTGGTAGTGATGAAAGAGGCTATAGAGCAGGATACTAAAGAGGTTATCGACAGAAAGCTTGAATTAGGTAGAATGATCAATAAGTTAACAAATCCGAAGTATCGGACAATTTTGAGAATGGCTTACATTACTAAGATGTATGTTGATGATATTTGTGACAAAATGGAAATCAGCAGAACAACTTTCTACACTTGGCGGAATATGGCTATCTCTGAACTAAATGAGGTTTTGGAGAGAATGGAACTAAATTGAACTTTACAAAACCGTACGGGAAAAAATGATACTTGTTAGCACAGTTTTGTAATTCTGATAGAATGGTAGTGTCAAGAATTGAAAAGAGAGGTCTCAGAATTTGGTAGATGGTTACCTGAAATCAGGGTGTCGTAAAGGCGTTGAGGGTTCGAGTCCCTCCCTCTATTTCGTTCATTGACGTCTCCTTTATATTTTTCATTTTATTTCCGAGGCTTCGGCTTCTTAGACAGTAAGGACAGGTTAGCAGGTTGTTTGGGTCTCCTTAATTTTTTACCAAACGTGCGTTTTACTGCTAGACCAGTTGGTTCGATTCCAGCTGCTGTCATTTGAGTGTTTGTGTCCCAGAATGGGGTAGGCAGTAGGCTTAGCATTCATATATCACTCATTAACTTAAAAATGGTTGCAGCAGCGACCAAACCTCGCATGGTTGCGTAGCTACTTATATCCTAGGTAAGTTATAAGCTAGAGGGTTTGATCCCCTCAGAGGTTGTAAAGACTACAAAAAAATAAATCAGAAAATTTATTTCTAATTAACACGCAAGGTAGTAGTCGTCTTGCAGGAAGGTCGCACATCGTGTGGCTTTTTTTGATTTAAAAAAGGTGGTGATGGAAAATTGAATGAAAGACAAAGACGATTCGCAGATGAGTACATCATCAGCAGAAACGCAACACAATCCGCTATTAAGGTGGGTTACTCAGAGAAAACGGCATATAGCATAGGGCAAAGATTGTTGAAAAATGTTGAGATTTCTGAATACATTAAAAAACGTACTGAAGAACTTTTTGACGAACGTTCGATGTCAATCGCAGAAGCCTTGGCAATCTCTGCTAGTATTGCTAGAGGGGAAACTCAACAAGGGTATTCTAAAAAAACTGTAAAGACCGCTGAAGGTGTGGAGGTATCGGAAACGACTTATGAATTTACTCCGACGATTGAAGAAAGACAACGCTCTATAGACCACATATTCAGAGTGAATGGAGCATATTTAGAGAGAAAAGAAATCGAGATGTCTTCGGCTGTTCAATTCGTTGATGATATAGGAGTTAGAGATGAAGCGTAGAATGAGCGAATTTATCCCAAAGGCTTTTTATTCTATGTGGCGTGCAGCATTCGACCCTAAAATCTTACATGTAGTGGAAAAGGGTGGGCGTGGTTCTGGCAAGTCCAGCGACCTAGGCCACACTATCATTCAACTGGTTATGCGTTATCCAGTCAACGCGGTATGTATTCGTAAGACGGATAATACCTTAGAACAATCGGTCTATGAACAATTGAAATGGGCGATTAGTGAGCAAGGGGTCAGTCATCTATTTAAGATTAATAAGTCCCCTTTGAAGATAACCTATATCCCAAGAGGGAATTATATTATCTTCCGTGGCGCACAAGATCCAGAGCGTATTAAATCCTTGAAAGACAGTCGCTTTCCGTTTGCAATTTGCTGGATTGAGGAGTTAGCTGAGTTTAAAACCGAAGATGAAGTAAAGACAATCACCAACTCCATTCTTCGTGGAGAATTGGCTGATGGTCTTTTTTATAAGTTCTTTTACTCTTACAACCCACCAAAAAGAAAACAGTCTTGGGTAAATAAAAAATACGAGAGCGTTATACAGCCTCCAAACACCCACGTACACCATTCAACTTACTTGGATAACCCATATATATCCCAAGCCTTTATAGAAGAAGCAGAGGCCACGAGAGAGCGTTCTGAGAAGCGTTACCGTTGGGAGTATCTGGGCGAGGCTATTGGTTCGGGTGTGGCACCTTTTGAAAATCTGGTATTCCGAAAGATTACAGACGAGGAGATAGCAAGGTTTGATAACATTCGACAAGGTAACGACTTTGGATATGCTAACGACCCTTTGGCTTTTGTTCGCTGGCATTACGATAAGAAGAAACGTGTTATCTATGCAATCGATGAGATTTATGGCGTGAAGATTAGCAACCGTGAATTGGCTGAAAGAATCCGTGAGAAAGGCTATCAATCTCAGATGATAACCTGTGATAGCGCAGAACCTAAGTCAATTGATGAGTTAAAACTGCAACTAAATATTTCGCTTGTTCAAGGCGCTAAGAAAGGTCCTGATAGTCGTGAGTATGGAGAACGCTGGTTGGATGATTTGGATGCGATTGTGATAGATCCAGAACGCACGCCGAATATTGCAAGAGAGTTCGAAAGTGCCGACTATGCAGTAGACCGTGATGGAAATCCCAAGCCTAAACTTGAAGAGGTAAATGACCACACAATCGACGCTACTAGATATGCGTTTGAAGACGATATGAGACAACCAGGAATATCATTCTGGTAGGAGAAGGAGAAATGTTGAGTAATTGGTTTAAATGGTTAATCAGGCGGTTGTTGATTAAGAATACAACCCAAAATGAAATACTAGAGATTGAGATAAGAGAACATCAGGCATCTGAGAAAGTAAGCACGATGAAAGAGGCTTACAACTACTATCGGAACCGAACGGATATCCGAAATAAAAAAGTAGATGTGGACTGGCGGACAAACTCAAGGATTGAATTAGGGTTGTTTAAGAAGTTAGTAGACCAGAAAGTCGGTTATCTGTTTTCGAAACAGCCGACAATCTCGCTTGAGGGAGAAGAAACCCAAGCTTTTTTAGATAGCGTGTTTGATGAGGAGCTTTTATCTACGATTAAATCACTTGGTAAAGAAGCGGTGATGAAAGGGATAGCCTATGGCTTGCCTTATTACGACGAGAATGGCCGTCTACGTCTGTTTAAAATCCCAAGCGAACAGATTATCCCTTTTTGGAAAGACGAGCGTCATTTGGAATTATCTGCCTTCGTGCGTGTCTATAATCAAGCAGTCTACGAAAGCGGAGTGAAGAAGACCAAAACATTTGTAGAATACTACGACGAACAAGGAATTACAGATTATATCTGGACAGGTTCACACCTCGAACTCAATCCACTTTCTAAAGAGACCAAGGGGAATTTTTATTATGTCAACGCAGACGGTACACGGATTCCTTATACTTGGGAGAAAGTCCCTCTGATTCCATTCCGCTACAACGAGTATGAGGACGGTCTTTTAGTCCAAACCAAGTCTTTGATTGATAATATTCAACTTCAAATGTCTACTAATGCTGATATGTTGGCAGATATGCCGAAGTTGATTTATGTTTTGAAAAACTATCAGGGCGCAGACTTGGGCGAGTTCATGAATAATCTGAATAAGTTCCGCTCTATCAAGGTTTCTAGTGATGGTGGTGTAGATACCCTACAAGCAGACAATGATACCAGCGGAGTTGAAGCAGATATTGAACGCTCTCGTAAGTTCTTGTATGAGGCTGCACGAGCCATTGATACCCAAGATGATAATCTAGGCAATGCAAGTGGACAAGCTCTTAAATGGCGCTATACAGACCTTGATTTGGACTGTAATGAGCTAGAAAATGAGTTTCAAAAAGGCATTAAGCAATTTCTTTGGTTTGTAGAACAGTATGCAGCTAACAAAGGAGTAGCGTTTGATTCATCTAAATTTACTTATGTCTTTAACCGTGACATCATTTCAAATGAGTCTGAAGCTATTCAAGATTGTGTGAACTCAATCGGTATCTTAGACGATCTAAGTGTTCGTGAACAACATCCATGGTATCAACCAGAGGTTGAGAAACGATTGAAAGAACAACAGGAACAAGGACAAGATCCATACTCTCAGACCAATTTCAAAAAGGTAGATGAAGATCATGACGACCGAGAACAAGAAAAAGATAGATGAGTATTGGACTGAGCGTGCTTTACAACAGGAACAAAACGCTCAGATAGTTGCTGATAGGTATATGGCCCAGATTGGTCAATCCTTAGCAGATTATAAACACCAGCTGGTTTCTGAGATTGAGAAGTTCTATGCTAGGTATGCGGTTGATAATAAAATGACTCACGCAGAGGCCAAGCAATATCTGACAGATAAAGAGCGTAGAGAGTTTAAGCACGTAACTCTTGAAAGATTCCGTGAAATGGTCTTAAATCCTGACACACCGACACCGTTGTTGGACGCTTTGAGCTATCGTCATCGTATCAGTCGCAAGGAGGCTTTGCTTGCCGAAATTGAGCGTCTAACAGCTGAACTATATGGAAAGCCAGAGGGCATACATGACAAAGTCACAGAGGCTCTGAGCGACGTCTACATCAAAGGTAAAATTCATCAAGCTAAGAACTTGGCTCATTTCGGAATCATAGAGAAACCAATATTGGGTGTCGATGCAGTTAAGCATAAGATGGCTAGTAACTGGAGTGGTAAAACATTCTCAACGAATGTGTGGGGACACGATGCAGCTGTTTATAAATCTATCAGTGATACAATCAATAAAGGCCTAACAGGTGGCTGGTCTATTGATAGAATGGCTAGGGCTCTTTCTGAACGTACAGGAGTTGCCTATCATCGAGCAGATACGCTTGTCAGGACCGAGACGACCTTTTACAATAATCTTGCGACGCTAGATACTATCAAGGAATTGGGTGGTGACCACTACGAAATTGTAGCGGTATTAGACAGTCGTACAAGTGAGATTTGCAGGCTAGAAAATCACGAGGTTCATTCTGTTAAAGAATATGAACCAGGTCGAACCGCACCGCCCTTTCATGTTCGTTGCCGTTCTACTATCAGGCCTGCAGTTAAGTCTGATAAGAAAGGCAAGACCAATAAGAATGACAGAACCGAAGAAGCAGAACAGATTAGTCCATATCTCGATATATTACTAAATAACGCCCCTGTAAAAATGGCAAAAGAGCAACGTTCCCTGGACGAAATCTTTGCAGGATGGGAGCGTGAAGGGGAAGCTGTTCTTAGAGGTGTTAAGGAATCTAAACCAGAAGTGGCTGACAAGGTTTTTGTAGCTGATAAACCAAATGAAATAGATGATTTCTTTAAGAAACAAAAGTCTTATCAAAAGTGGTATAATGAGCTTGACGAAAAACAAAAAGATGCTATTTTCAATTACACCATGTCTCCACATGAGCAAATAAATTCCGTGATGAGGCAAGGCTATGAAAAATACAGAAAAAATGGTTTAATGGGAATTGAAGCATCTGAAATTCCTTATGTCGAAAGATATTTGCAAGAAAACCTAGAGCTTTCCAAAAAGTTAGAAACCGTATTTGGAAGCTATAAGACTGAGGAAAGTTTCACAACTTATCGTGGAACTAGGGCAGAACAATCATACTTTAATAACTTAATTGTCGGTCAGACTACTGTAATCGACAAGGCTTTTATGAGTACAAGTTTAGCGAAAGAAGAAGCATTGAACTTCTCTAATGATGGAATCGGAGAAAGGTATCTATTGGATATTACGGTAAGAAAAGGTTCTAAATCTGGAGTATACATATCTGAGCTTTCGGATATGCCAGAAGAAAAAGAATTTCTTATCAAACCATCTGCTAAATTTAAAGTTATATCCGTAGATAAAAATTCATCAGGATTAAATTTGATAAGTTTGGAGTTGCAAGATGATTAAAAAAAGATTTTTAGAACCATTTCAAGATATTCCGAGTGTTAGAGCTGATATTTTAGTTTTTACAAATGGGTTATCTCTAAAGTCTATTGCTTCGTTTTTGGAGTCAGCTAGTGATGATGAATTACATAGAATAGGTAAAGCAGTTTTTTACCTCTATCCTGCCAATATTCGAGAACAGTTAGCTAACAAGAGAAAAGATTCGGTAGATTATAGTTTCATCGACGACTACACTCGTACATATAATATTGATTCCACTACCACATCTAAAGATAAGTCTCGAGGTAGTGCACTGCTCGCATTTTTACGAGAAAATCCTGATATGGATGCAACAGAATTTTGTAAAAAACTTAAATTATAATACGAATTAAGCACCTAGAGAGATCTAAGTGCTTTTCTTATGCTCTAACCGTATGGAATCCCGTACGGTTAAATTTATATGTTGGAGGTCTTACCTTGAGGAAGTATATAAAAATAGCACTAACAATTGTTGTAACCGTCATTACAACAAAGCTAGTGCTACACATAGAAGAACAGCGAAAAATCAGAGACTTACATAATCGAGTCGCTAAACTAGTTCAAATTGACTAGTGTCTTTCGCCCTGAGCATGGCGTTAAAAGGCTTTTTTACTTTACCAAAATGTCGTGGTCGTTGCCACGTTAAACAAACGTACAGGAGGAAAAGAAATGAATCGTAAATTTTTGGAACAGTTAGGATTGACTGAAGAACAAGTTGAAGCAGTAATGACCGAACACGGGAAATCAACACAGGACCTACAAGCAAAGGTGTCTGCTGCAGAAGATAATGCCAAGGGCTTGCAAGACCAGTTGAAAGAGCGTGATAAGGACATGAAACAGCTCAAGAAAGACGCTGAGGGGAATGCTGACTTACAACAAAAATACTCAGACTTGGACAGCAAGTACAAGACACAACAGAAGGAACATGAACAACAACTCAAGACAATGCAACTAGATCATGCTATTGAAATGCACTTGAGCGGTAAGGTTCATGACGCTGGAATCGTGTCTAGTCTACTAGACAAGTCTAAATTAGGATTAGGTGACAACGGAGTAGTGACTGGATTAGATGAACAGTTGACGGCTTTGAAGGAATCTAAAGGCTTTTTATTTGCCCCAGAAAAGGCTGCAGAACCACATATCGCTGGTGCTAAGCCACAAGGGACAACACAAGAAGAAACGGTTGCTAACGACCTGACAACGCAGATGGTTAATGCGTTCACGTCAGATCTATAATCAAAAAATAGAAAAGAGGAACAGATATGCCAGCAACATTGAACTATGCACAGGCTTACCAACAAGGTTTGCAAACCCGCTACAGTGAAAACGGACTGTTATTCACTCAAAAACTTTGGAACTCTCCATCCAACACACTTTTGAAGTTCACAGGCGCTAAAGAAGTAAAAGTACCACGTCTTTTGATTAAAGAAGGACGTAAAGACCGTACACGTCGCACGATTACGAATATTGACGCTAACTATGAAAACCAATGGGAAACATACACATTGACTAACGAGCGTTATTGGTCAACACTAGTAGACCCATCAGATGTTGATGAAACTAACTATGTTACTTCCATTGCTAACATTACTAAAACATTCAACGATACTGAAAAAGTTCCAGAAATGGATAAATTCATGGTATCTAAATTGTTCTCTCGTAAGAAAGAACTTGATACAGAAAGTAAACAAATTAAGTCATTGAATTTGACTGAGGAAAACTTCCTTGCAACATTCGATGAGTTGATGGAACAAATGGATGAAGCTGGTGTGCCAGCAGAAGGTCGTGTTATTTTCTGTACGCCAGCAGTTAAACGCATGATCAAGAACATCAAGCAATTTGGTCGTACAGTCAATATCCACGGTCAAGGTACAGTTATTGACCGTTCTATTGGTCGTTTGGACGATGTGACGATTGAACCATCTATTCCATCTGATCGCATGAAGACCGTGTACAACTTTACAAATGGCGCTAAGGTTGACCCAACTGCTAAACAAATCCATTTCTTCTTGATTCATATTCCATGTATGGCAGCGCCACAAAAATATGAATTTGTAGGACTTGACGCACCAAGTGCTTCTTCAAGCGGTAACTACTTGTACTACGAACAATCTTACGATGATGTATTGCTATTCAAAACCAAGCATGAAGGCCTAGCATTTGTCGTCGCACCTTAAAAGGAGGATAGAAAATGTTAACAGTAAAAAAGGACAACCGTGTCCTCAACATTGACGAGTTGGAAAAAGTAACCTTCCTTGAAGATGGTTACGATGTGGTTGAAATCAAAGATGGTGAGTATGTAGTGATAGATCCAGCTACAGGCGGACGTACTTATACTATTCAAGAGTACAGAGCAGTAGTTGCTGAACGTGATCAAGCTCTAGTTGAACGTGACAAGGCTCTAGCAGAGCTTGACAAATTAGCTAAGAAATCCGCTAAGGACGATAAGTAGAAAGAGAGGTTCTGCTGATGGAGAAGATGACATTTGAAGAAATCCAAAAGCATAACGAAGATGCTAGACAAGCCTTGATTGACTTGTATGAACAACGTTATTCATGCTATCCAGAAGAGTTAGTGGTCGATGAAGTCATGCAGAACATTCTTAACTACTGTAATCGTGAGGATTTTCCTTTAGAATTGCGATTTGTGGCCATTCAGATGGTTTATGTTGTTTGTAATCCTGACCAAGCTGTCCAAGGCAAGAATATTTCCGTTGGAGATACTCGTGTCGAATTGGCTAAGTCAGACCTTGCTAGACGTGCTGAAAGTGTCTTGCTGGACTTTACCAGTCAGCTGCAGCGGTTCAGAAAGTTGAGGTGGTAGGATGAATATCAATGATGTCCTATCTCAGGCAACACCAAGTATTGAATGGACCTATGATAAAAAGATGGATGTATTTGCTACTGTCGAGGGTACGAAACCAAACGGAGCTGACTTTGTAGAGTTTAAAGAAATCTATAAGAAGGTTCCCTGTCGTGTCTCTGTTCGTAACTTAGTGAATACTGAGCAGAACGAAGCGCACCAACTCAAGACAGAACACAAGATTTTCTGTTCGCCTAAATTTGCTATCAAAGCTGGTAGTAAATTGATTGTGGATGGTGTTAAATACCTGACTAGTGAAGACCCGATGGTTTATGTCACGCATCAAGAAATTGTGGTGAGACGACATGAGTGGTTATGATGATAGTGATGTTCAAGAGTTCTTGAAGCGACTTGAACGAGCTCAGTCAATCATTGATTCTGAGTTTATGCAGGCTGCTAAAGATATTGGCCTAGCCTTTTTGAAAGAGGTTAAGGAGCGAACACCAAAGGGTCTAACAGGTAAGTTAAATCAATCATGGAAGATAGAAGTGACCAAAAACGGAAACGTGTACGAGGTTATCGCATTCAACCCTATGGAGTATGCTTCTTTCGTCGAAAGTGGACACCGCCAACAAGTAGGGCGTTATGTCCCTGCAATTGGTAAGCGTTTGGTCAATCCTTGGGTGGAAGGACGCTTCATGATGAGGCTGACAGAAGAGCAGATTAAACAGAAAATCCCACAAATCACGCAACAAATCGAAGAGAGGCTAAAGGAGGAACTAGGTGGATTATAGTATTAGACCACTCGTCATCAAGCAACTCAAAGATGTATTTGGGTGCAAGGTGTATGATGAACAAATCCAGCAAGGATTGAAAACACCTTGTTTTATTGTAGATGTGAAGCCTGTGACTCGGAAGCGGTTGGCAAACCAAAACGATAAGCAGGTTTTTATTGTCTTGCTGCATTACTACACCGAAAAAACAACAGACTTATACCAAAAGTTTGAAGAGATTGAAACGGTGTTTCATTCGCCCTCCTTTCGTTATTTAGGGGATAAGTATCCTATTAATGATTTGAAGGTGGAATACAATGCCAATGACTTGATATGCACATTTACAATCACTCGATACGTTCGATGGGTTGAAGAAGAACCAAGAATGCAAATATTAGAAAGGATAGGTGAAACTTCTCATGGAAACGAATGAAGAAGTAGGGTATGTAACCGAACCAGTGGAACCAACTACTGAAGATAAATTTGGCAAAGAGGCATTACTCAAGTATTTTGAAGATGATGCAACTTTGTTAAACATTTTGCTAGAAGATGACCAGTCATACTCACTAGCAGAAGTAAGACGCATTTTAGAAGACTGGAGAAAGGGTGTGGCTAACTAATGGCACAATGGACAGTACAGAATAAACGAGTTCCAAAGGCCTACATCAATTTCGTATCAAGAGATGATGTGATTATTCCTTTGGAAGACAATACGATTGCAGCAGTTATGATTGCTGGATCTTGGGGAGAACCTGGTGCCTTCACACTTGTTGATGGCACAAGCAATTTCCGCCAGCTATTCGGTAAACCAATTGATGAACTCCTTCCGATTCGTGAAGCTTTGAAAGGAACTGGTAAGGTTCTTGTTTATAATGGAGTGAATAATACTGGGACGAAGGCGATTAAAACAGACAGAGGGATGACAGTTACAGCTAAATACAAAGGAAAAGCTGGAAACAATATCCATGTTATATTCAAAAAACAAGTTGAGCCTGGTTTTGAAGTAACGACTGTTTTCTTTGGGAAAGAAGTTGATAAACAAATTATCACAACATTGCCATTCAAGAATGATTATATCGATGTAACTGGTACTTTAACAACAGGAGATAAAACATTACTGCTTGAAGGTGGTGCAGATGGTACAACAACTAATTCAGAAGTTGAATCATTCCTCAATGGTTTAGACACGCAAGATTTCCGTGTTTTAGCGCTTGGTACAGAAACAAGTTCAACAAAAGCACTTGTTACGGCTCATATCAAGAAATGGCGAGACGCTGGTCGTTCGGTCATTGCAGTCTTGAATGACTACACGGACGCTGACGACGAAGGTGTTGTATCTGTTGGTAACGGGGTTACATTAAGCGATGGTACCAAACTAAGCGCTAAGGATTGTGTATATTTTGTAGCTGGTAAGTATGCAGGGGCTGGCTTGCAATCCAATACATTCAAATCTTATCCAGGCGCAATCGACTGTGAGCGTAAGAATGAAGCAGAGGCTGAAAAGCTCATCAATAGAGGTCAGCTTATCTTTGCCTATCGGAATGAAAAAGTTATTATCCTGTCAGATGTGAACTCATTTACTAGCTATACGGCAGAACATAGTCGTATTTTTGGTAAAAACAAACTTGTCCGCACCATGGATAATATCAACACCAATGTCAAGTATATCTTTGAGAACTACTTTATCGGTAAAGTACCAAACAATGTGAATGGTCGTGAGTTGTTTAAACAACGGATTATCACAATGGTCCTTGACCCACTGGCTCAAAAGCAAGCCTTGGAGTACCAAGCTAAAGATATTGAGATTTCACAAGGGATTACCAAAGAATCCGTCGTGGTTAACTTGCCAGTTGTCTTGACAGACGCTATGGAAATCTTGTACATGACGGTTATCTGTGATTAAGAAAGGAGAAACTAGCTAATGGCTATTATGAGTCAATTAGATGCTTTGTCTGCTAAAGAAGGAACGGTCTTCTTTACAATCAATGACAAGCAGTACGAACTAGCAGAGCTTATCTCTCTAGAAGCGAAAATTGAATACACAAAAGCTGACGTGACCCCTCTTAACTCTCGTATGAAGGGTGGTAAGATTGTGGGTGCAGAAGGGACGGGTTCATTGAAGATGTACTACCACCGCCCAGAATTAAAGGCGATGGCTTTAAATTATGTCAAGCAAGGTATTTTGCCTCGTATTGACATCAAGTGTACTAATGAAGACCGTTCATCTCGTGCAGGTCGTTACACAATTGTTTTGAAAGGTGTTCTGTTCAAAGAATCACTTATCTTTAAACTAGATGGATCAGCAGATGAGGTCATTGACGAAGAAACTGACTTCACATTCCAAGATTTTGATATCTTATCAGAATTCCAAGAAATTACATACTAACACAAGGAGGAAATAGTGGTGAGTGGATTAAAAGCATTTTTGAAACAAAATAAAAAAGGGGAAGAGACTAAGGATGTCTTGCTTCCTTCTTTTGAGGAACCAGTTAAAATTCGAGTGTTGAGCGCTCGTGAAGCGGACTTAATCAATGACCGTTGCTTTGTCAATAAGCCTGGTCGTAACGGACGCCAAGAGCGTGTTTTTGACGGTGTTAAATATAACCGTGAAATCTGTATTGCGTCTATCGTGGTTCCTGACCTTAACGATAAAGAATTGCAAGATTCTTATAGAACAATGGGAGCGTCTGAGTTATTCGGTACTATGTTTAACTGGGGCGAAAGCGCCTTGATTTTGGAAGCTGTGACTGAACTCAGCGGTATCAACCAAACATTTCAAGACAAGGTTGACGAGGCAAAAAACTAATAAAAGAGGACGCGGAGGCAAAACTTGCCTACTTCGCCCTCGTAAACTATTACATTCGCCCTAGTGAGTTTGTGAATATGGATGTAGAAGAAAAAGCCTTTTTCGCTGCAGTCATGCACGAAGAGGGGCTACAACGTAAAAAAGCAATGAAGAAGTGAGGTGATTCTATTGGCCAATTTACAAACAACCATGTCTTTGACCGATAGAGTCACAGGCACTTTAAATAAAATCTATGCGACCATGGAACGTGTCAAAAACGCAGGTTCTGGCATAGATAAAGCCATGAAGGCTCAAGAGTCCGCTATGAAAAAAGCTGGCGATTCTGGTCAATATTTTGTCAATAAAGCTGGGCGACTCATTGATATTAACGGTAGATTTGTAAATAGTGCAACTTTAGCAGCTGCAGGGCTCAAAAAAGAAGAACTGGCTCTACGAGATTTAGGTAATGCCTCTAATAACGCTTCTAACAAGCTAAGTAGATTAGTATCTTTGAAAGGTTTGTTGAAGACTACTTTAGCTGGTATTGCAGTCGGTAAAATTACCAAACAAGCTATAGGTATGTCAGACGAGTATGCTAATATGCACGCTCGTTTAGATATGATCCGTGATGGTACACAGACGACGGAGCAACTGCAGAAGTCTATCTATACATCCGCACAGCGTACAGGTTCAGCCTATACAACCATGGCTAACGGTGTCGCTAAGATGCGGATGCAGGCTGGCGATGTTTTCCAAAATAACGGTGAGACAATTGCTTTTTTGGAAACTATGAACAAATCCTTTGTTGTTGGTGGTGCAAGTATTGAAGAACAAAAAAGCGCCATGCTTCAGCTTACTCAGGCTATGGCTAGTGGTAAGTTGCAGGGTGATGAGTTGCGTTCTCTAGCTGAGACTTCACCAGCCTTAATCCAAGCCATTGCAAACAAGCTAGGCGTCAGCCGTGGCGAGGTTAAGAAACTTGGAGCAGACGGGAAGATTACGGCTGACATTGTCAAAACTGCCATGCTGGATGCAAGCGAAGCGATTGATCAACAATTCCGCAACATGCCAATGACATGGGGCAGGGCATGGCAGAACTTCCTGAACTTTGTGACTAAGGCGCTTGAGCCGATATCGATTAAGATAAATCAGATAGTGAACTCGTCCGCCTTCCAACAATTTGCCCAGATTGTGGCCACGGTAATTCAATATGTCGTTCAAGCGGTTATCTTTGCCATGGATATGATTGGGGCTGTTTGGAGTACGTTAGCTCCGATTGCTCAATTTGTGGCTGATAACTGGTCTGTGATTCAACCGATTATACTTGCTGTGGCATTCGCTATAGGGACTTATGTAGTTGCGATGAATGCAGCGGAAATCGCCACTAAACTATTTAGTATCGCTACCAACGTGGCTAAAACAGCAATGGCTGGTTTTAATGCAGTGATGGCAATGAACCCAATCATGTTGATTGTGATGGCAGTCATTATTCTTATCGGCCTCTTCTATGCCTTAGTTACATGGTTTAACAATCTTACTGGTGCAGCCGTATCAGCTACAGGAATCATCATAGGGGCTATATTTTACCTAGGAATGACCATTTGGAATATACTTCTTAGTATTGCCAATGCAGCTATCTGGGTGATTAATATGATGTTGCAGGGCGTCTTTTGGTATGTGAATACCGCAATAGCATTCTGGATGTTTCTCTATCAGGCTATCTTAACTATTTTGATAGGTATTTTAGACTTTATCGACTGGTTTGTTACTGGTGCTGTTAACTTGTGGAACGAGATGTCTTTCCAAGTTCAAAGCGCTTGGTATGATATTGCTCAAGGTGGCCGTGATATGGCTGTCGCTATTGCAGGATTTGTTGATAGTATGGTCAATAGTGTTATTAGTTCTGTTGAAGGAATGATTAACTCTGTTCTTAGCGGATTTAATAGCATGATTGGTTTCTTGAACGGCCTTGGGTTGAATATCAGTGCAGTTGGTTCGGTTTCGCTTGGTAGAACTAATTTTGCAGGAGATGTAGCCGGTGCGATTGATAGTATGCAGAAACCAGTTAAAAAAACTTTTGAAGGTCTGCACTTGGCAGACGGTCTTAAACAACACAAAGCTAGTTTAAAAACTCCTCACCTTGACACTCCACAACTAGGTTATCTTGAACTTGGAGACCGAATGGGAGCCTTTAATAAAGGGTATGAAATCGGTCAAGGGATTGATAAGGCTGTCGGTGGTTTCTTCAAAGGAGCTGGCGATGCCAACGGTGCAGGAAACAATTTCTTGGGTGACCAAGGAAAGACACCTTACGAACTAAGCCCAGCAAGTTCAGTACCTGGGCAAGGCGACGGAGGAAAAGGCGGCGGTCACAATCCTACAGGTGGTAAATTAGACAAAGTCGGCAAGATTGAAGACGAAATCAAACTGGACGATGAATACATTAAGTTGATTAAGGACGTTGCGACCATGAAGTGGCAACAGAACTTTATTACCTTGAAACCAGAGATTGTTACCAATATTGACTCCATTAATAACGCTGGTCAGTATGCCAACGTATTGGATGATTTGAATGCAACGATTGTAGACGCTTTGAATAATGGCGCTGATGGCCTCATGGCTTACTAGGAAGGAGGTAGCAGATGTTTATATTTATTGAAGGCATTAAATTGCCAGTAAATCCAGAAGAAATCAAACTGGAGGACAAACAAGGAATTGAGACAGTAGCTATCATCGATACTGGTAACGTTCCGCTTGTCGGAAATCCAGAGCTTCAATCGATTGAGTTTGAATCCTTTATTCCTAGTGGAAGATACGACGGAAATTACCAACGGAATAGTCGTGTCTCTCCAGAATCCTTTGTCTCCTCTATTCGTAGATTTAAGACGGAAGGCACTCCTATTCAACTCATGATTGGGGGTGCTTTTGGTTCTGCTATTAACGGGAAATTTCTAGTGGAACAATTCGATGTCTCTACCAAAACAGGATATGAAAATGACCTGATTTATAAGATTAAGTTCTTACAATATCGATCTCACAAGCCACGAAAGGTCACCATCAAAGATAAGCAAGCGCTTGAGGCTACGAAAAAGAAACCGCAGGCGAAAGCTACGGAAGAACGTAGTGCCACAACAGAGAAACCTGCTCAAAAAAGCCATACGGTCGTGAGCGGTGATACGCTGTGGGGGATTGCTCAAACTTTTTATGGAGATGGCAGCCGATATACTGAAATTTACGAAGCTAACAAAGATAAAATCAAAGACCCTCATTGGATTTACCCTGGACAGGAGTTTGTGATACCATGATGCAATTATTCTATCAGAACAATAAAACTGGAGATACATGGGATTTAGCAACTGTGTCTGAAAAAGTTGAGTTCAAGACAACTAGAAAAGGGTCGGCTTGGAGTGTGGAGATTACCTTGTACAACTCTACAAAAGTAGCCTTTGAATACGGTTCTCCGCTCGCTTTCAAGCTAGATGATAAAGAGGTATTCTTTGGTTATTTGACGAAAATCAAGTTCGAAAAAGATACCAAAACAACCTTGACTTTTCATGACCAGATAAAGTACTTACTGCGCAATATCAATTTCGTTGCCAGGGATAAAAACGTCAATCAAATCGTCTCAGCAATCGCAGGAGATTTTGATTTGAAGATTGGGGAACTAAAAGCCCCAACCGTGACCTTATCCCCTCAGTTGAAGGAAGATAAGAAGGCTCTGGATATTATCCAAGAGGCCATGGATGAGACCTTGGTGCAAAGTGGAGAACTGCTGGTTTTGTATGATAAGTTCGGAGAGTTGACGCTAACGACTCCGAAAAACTTACCAATCCAGTACATTATCGGAAATGAATCCTTTATGTCTAGCTTTGAGTTTGAAGGTTCGATTGAGGATAGCGCCAATATTGTCCGCTTGATCCAAGAGAACAAAGAAACCAAAAAGAGAGAGGTCTACATCTATCAGGACAGCTACAACATCGGCGCTTGGGGAAAACTCCAGTACATGAAAAAAGTGGATGAGAAAGCAACTGAGGGGCAAATCAAACAATGGGGCGAAATGCTCTTGAAGATGAAAAACCGTCCCAAAGAAACTTTCAGTCTGAAAGCTGATATTGGAAGCATTGACTTCTTAGCAGGTCATGCAGTCTATGTGGATGTTAAGGATATTGAGAAGAAGGGATGGTATGTCATTGAAGAGGCGACTCATTCCTTCAGTGCAGAAAAGCACACGATGGAAATTAAATTATTCATGGCAGGAAGTGAGTAGATGGAAGTAATAGAAAATCTAAAGAAATTGATTAGTAATTTCATTGAAAATCGCCAGTTCGCAAAGATAACGACTGGTGTTGTTTTATCGGTTTCTCCACTAAAAATCCAATTGACCAATGAGTTGATTTTAGATGATTCTATGCTTGCTGTCACATGGACCGATGAGGCATTGGATCCTGAGTACGTAGGTCAAACCCTTCATCTCATCAGACAAGATGGTGGAGGGTTTTATTATGTCTTGTACAAGAAGATTTTCCACTACAAGCGCAAAGTGAAAGGGGGTTCTGATGAATGAGTACTCCTAAAACAAACTTTTTAAACATCGCTAAAAATGTTGTCGAAGCTAAGAAGCAGCCCAGCTTAACACTAGATGAAACAAATATCTTGCTGGAAACAGATGGTATTCACGCTTTGAAGCAATCCATCAGACGCATGTTGACGACTGAACGGTTCATCTATACGATTTATGACCATCGGTACGGTGTAGAGTTAGATGCTTTATTTGGTGGGGATATGGATTATGCCCAGATGGATATCGCACGGCGCATAAAAGAAGCCTTGTATGAAGATGACAGGATTCATGAGGCTCACTCTTTTTCTACTAAGGTAAAGAAAGATGAGTTTTATGTGCAGTTCATGGTTGATAGTGATTTTGGAACATTTGAAATGGATTTGGAGGTGAAACGATGATAAAGGTAAAAACATATCCAGAAATTTTAGAGGATATGCTGGCCTTGTTTGATGATAAGTATGACAAAAGACAAGGATCTGTCTTGTACAATCTAGTTGCGCCTGCAGCTCGAGAAGTTGCCATTCAGTATACGGTCTTAAAATCGTATGAGGAAGTTAACTTTTTAGATACGAGTACAGGAATCTTCCTAACTCGTTTATGTAGGCAGTTTGGAGTTGAACGCTTGCCAGCCACGGCATCAGTTCGATTGGTTCAATTCAAACAGGAAATCCCACTCGGGACTCGTTTCAGTGTGGTTAATAGTGAGTACAATTTCCGTGTCTTAGAACGTCGTTCTGGATTCGAGTATAGTGTAGTAGCTGAACAAGTCGGAAATGCTCCCAACTATGTAAGAGGTCAACTCATCAATATTGATGTGCTGAGTGATTTTAAAGGGGCAGAAATCGGCTCTGTTATCGTTGTAGGCGAAGATGAAGAGACGGATAAACAACTCCGCAAACGGACTATTGAGTACTTAAAAACACCGACTTTAAACGGGAACATTGCCCAATACAAGAAGTGGGCCAGCGAGTTTGTTGGTGTTGGTTCAGCACTTATCGAACCGCTCTGGAAGGGCGAAAATACAGTACGTGTATCGATTACAGATGCTGATGGTAATGAAGCAAGTGCAGAACTGGTAAAGAAATTCAAGAATTACTTGGATCCTGAACCAAGTGGGCATGGGCTAGGTGTGGCTCCGATTGGTGCTTATGTGACAGTGCAGTCAGTAAGTGGCTACAATGTTCGTATTACTGCAACTATCAAGATTGATGAAGATGTAGATATTGAAACAATCAAGAACGAAGCTAAAACTCAACTTATCAAATACTTACGTGAAGAAGCATTTGAAGAGAAAGAGGTTCGAAATTATAAAGTTGCCACGATTATTGACAGAATCAATGGGGTTCGAGATGTGGACCGTATTTTGTTGAACGACAGGGAACAAAGTATCGAATTATCAAATACGATGCTTCCTAAGCTAACGGAGGTAACTATCAATGTCGCACGTTAGATATCGTATGTTATCGGCTTTGCCAGAGGTCTTAGATCCAACCATCAATGATTTGTTTGAAACTGAAATTCCAGAACTGGAATTGATTACAGACTCAATCTTTGATACTAGACGATTGATGTTGTTGCCAGAAGCAACGGAAGACTGGATTACACGCTGGGAAAAGTCTCTTCAGGTAAAACCGAAAACAACCGACTTGGAAGAACGAAGGCGGTATCTAATCACTTTAATTTCTTCCAAGATTAAAATCAACTCAGTGAGTTTACAAAAAATTACAAAGAGCTTTACGAATGTCAATAACTTAGTAACGGTCAAGGGTTCAGCGGTACATATCCGATTTTTAGGGCAATTGCCGACGGGGTATTTGAACCGTTTCTTAAAGTATGTGCGTGAATTGATTCCTGCTCACTTAGGAATCCAATTCTCGGTTGAAGCGCCAATGATGAACACAATTTATATTAGCGCTCATACATTCAGTGATATTCGTTCAGTTCGATTTGAATAGGAGGAAATAAATGGGATATTTTATCCAGCCTATTGTAACTGATAAAGCAATCAGCGAAACAGCCTTAGCAATTCAAAATAGAGAACCACTGGTTTTCACTCGAATAGCTTTGGGTAGCGGCCGTCATCGGACGGACATTGGCAAGAAGAGCAATGTTGTACAAGTAGTTCATTCTTTGCAAGTGACACAGTCTTTATCGACTGATGTAGCTGATACAATTCGTCTAACAGCTCGGTTCGATAATTCACAGATTGAGCGTGAGATGATTGTAAATGAAATCGGTGTGTTTGCAAAACGTGGGAATCACGAAGAGTTCATGTACATGTATACCTGGGCAGAGCAGGGAGATGTGATTCCTCCAAAAACATCTGCTTATGTATATCGAGACTATGATTTCAATACGACTATCAGCAAGAATAGTCAGATTACCATTCAATACAATGCGACTAACTTAGTTTATGCGACTGTCCCTGAATTGAAGGCGACAGAAAGAAAGTTACAAACCAACATCGATAATCACATTAGAGATGCTGCCCGTCACGTTTCTGACCAGGAACGAATACGTTGGAATGGGAAAGCCGACTCAACCCATCGTCATAGGGTATCTGATATTGACGGTCTTGAAGCGATTATCGGTAACCAAACAACAAATAAAGCGAATCAAGTAGACCTTACTGCTCACATTCAAAACCGAAACAACCCACACAATGTCACTAAGCAGCAAGTGGGTCTAGGGAATGTTACGAATGTTGAGCAAGCAAGTAAGCAAGAGTTCAACGCTCACGCAACTAATCATAACAACCCTCATAGCGTCACAAAGGCGCAGGTAGGTTTGGGGAATGTTATGAATGTGGAACAGGCTAGTAAGCAGGAGTTTAACGCTCACGCTACTAATCGCAACAATCCACACGGAGTGACGAAATCCCAAGTTGGTCTGGGCAACGTAGACAACGTAAGACAAGCAAGCTATGAGTCTGTAGAGGCTTTGAAACGTGAATTCCAGGAGCATGAAGATAGGCTAAATGCTATCGAGTACATGTTCTTGCAGAACGACTTCACTGCTCCAATTCGTACAGACGACGGTACAGAACATACCTTGCTTGCTGATGAAAACGGTCATGTGATTGTTGCTGATTGGAAATATATTATGGAGGTATAACATGGCAGTAATTAGTACACAGACACGAAAAGTAACTGATTTGCCACAGGCTAGTCGGGTCAACAACTCGGACAATATCATGATTCATGATGGTCGTGGGTTGAAGAAAGTGTCTGTGCAGACATTAAAGGATGGAATCAGTAGCAATGTATCAGTAGCTACGTCGAGCTCGAACGGGATTGTCAGGCCAGATAATTACACGACTGAGGTCTTAAACGGTGCAATCAAAGCTAAAACCGCAACAGCTGGATCAAATGGAGTGGTTAGACCTGATAACTCAACGATTACAATCGATGGTTCTGGAGTTTTACGAGTAAACAGGGCAGCGCTTGGGATTCCAAGCACACCATCCGAAGTTATCGCAAATAAATTTGTAAACCAAAACGGAAACCAGCAAATGAAGTACTGGTATGGGTCTAAAACACAATATAATGCAATTAGCACGAAAGATCCAAACACAATCTATGATGTGTATGAGTAGGTGATGCCATGGCTACAAGAGAAGGAATCTATGTCGGAGGGCGTGAGATTGTCGAGAGATATGTTGGTTCAAGATTGGTGTGGGAGAAGTGGGTGTTTGTTGGAAGTTTTCAAAACTTACCTACCCCCTCAGATTCAGGTCAGTACTTATTTTTTAATAGAATGGTTAATAATCAAACTTTTAACACGAAATATCGTGACGAGACCAAAGTAAGAGAAGTTAAGATTCGTATCCAATCCTCTTACAATACTGCTTATGTATATGCAAAATACGTGCAGGTGCATTTCAGAAATACTGGAGAGGATAACTATGACACAAGAAATACTTTATCGATTAAGTTCCGAGATGAAAATCAAAAAAATGAATTTAAAAAACATTTTACAAAAGGGGCTTCACTATTCTTTTATATTAAATAATCAGGAGAACATTAAACATGGAATTTGTATTAGTAAATAAATTTTTCAGAGTTGGCAAGACGGAAGTTTCTATTCAATGTGACAAGCCGTTTACTTTTTTCACTCGTGAGTTGGAGGGTGACCGCTTGGGCGATACGGATGAAACACTCATTGAAGCAGTCAAAGAGATTCTAAGAACCGAGTTAGATCCAACAAGTGCTGTTGTCAAAAACCAAGAACAATTGGCTAAAACAACTGCAGCACTTGAACAAGCCAATCAACTCATGGAAGGTATGCAGAAGGTCAGCTTGCATAATACTGACGATATCGAAGAAATCTTTGAACGCTTGGAAGTGCTTGAGAAACACAATGGTATTGAACATGAGCATGAGGACGAAGCAGAGGGAAATGAGGAAGTACCTCACGTTGCCGAGCCAGAAACCCATCCTGCTGAACCGGCTCCAGTAACCCCACCAGTTCAACCAGAACCCCAACCAGTTACAGAAGTGGCCACAAATGGAGTTCCTAACGTGGTCGTATCTGAACCAGCACCAGCGCAACCAACTACTGAACAACCAGTAGTAGAAGCACCTATCCAACCTGCAGCAGCAGTAGAACAACCAACAGAAAGCGAGACAGAACATGAAATTCCTACACCGACAAGCGAAGCGAGCACTAGTGAAAACAATGGAGGTAGCAACAATGAGTAAAATTACATTAGACCAAGCAAAAATCGACATGTACATTAATCTATTGAAACGTGAAGCGATTGACTTTTCATTTGTCAACAAACGCTTCAAAGACCGTGTGCGCAAAGAATTGGAACGCCTTGGGTTGAGCCACTTGGCGAACTAGCGAGGTGCTTATGGATGTCTTACAACAGATAGAACATTTCTTCATGAACGTGCTACCATCGGCTTCACCGATTATCATCGCTTGGCTTAGCTACAAATTGCCGAAAAAAGCCAAAGAAGAGACGGAGAAAATCGTCTCGGAACTAACCAATGTCAAGAAACAGATTGAAGATGTCCAGACTACCGCTAAAGATAGCAATTCCAAAATCGACGAAGTACAAGCAAAATTAAAAATTCACGATAAGGCGCATCTAAATACCATGAAGTTGCGCCTTGACCGTGATATGCGACGTGCTATTAATAGAGGATATACCTCTAGAGATGAATTCTCCCTAGTGGAAAGCATGCATAAAAGCTATAAAACTCTAGGAGGTAACGGCTACATAGATCGTTTATTCAGCGATTTTGAAAAATTGGATATCAAAGAAGGCATCTTAATAGATGATTAGAAAGGGGGCATGGAATGGGATGTAGTAATACGACTAATTTGACTCAGGTTGACGGAGGCGTTCGTGTCAAGCAGGGAGATTTGTCTTCTACTTTTGGATTTGAATTGCAAGATGAAAATTTCCGTGGTATTACTTCCCTTGAGGGGCAAGAAGCTCTTATAACCCTAACAAAAGATAAATATTGTTGGAAGACAAAAGCACTCGTCAAGGATCAATCTGTTAGCTTTAATGTAGATAGCATTCTGCCAAACGGTAAATACCGTGTAGAAATTTCGGTTGGGGGATATATATTTCCAAGCGATCGAAAAACTTACATTGAAATTGAAGCGTCAGATAAAGAATTGGTTCTTGAGGTTGTTCATACCCTCAAAGAGCTGGACATCGCAGAAGAAGTAAAAAAACAACTTAGCGAAACCCAAGTAAGTCTGGAAATTCCAGACTTACTCATGCATTACAATTTAGGAAAGGTGTGAAAGAATGGATACAACAAAGTTGATTGAATTTGCCAGGGCTCTGGGTGTCGACCATAAAAAGTTGGAGAATTTAATCAATACAAAAATTGACAACGCAACGTTAATGCAAGCCATCGAGCAAGCGAAAACAGCAGTTAAGGCTGAGATTTTAGGTGACGGTGTCCCTGAAAATCTTGATACTCTTAAAGAAGTCGCTGAAAAAATCGCCAGCTTAAGTGGAGATGTTGAGACTGCAGTCGTGCAGAAATTGGCTGATCTCGGCCGTCGTATTGATGGGTTCGCCAATCTTGATTTGGTCGCAACCTATA